TTATAATACCAACCATTTTGATAAATGTGGTTTTCTAATTCGTTAAGCATATATTTAGTTCTTGCCAATACTAACCATTCACCTGAGGACATATCTATTTGTTCAAACTCTTCATATCTAGATAAAGATCCTTCATGAACTTTAGGTTTCCATGATTTATCAATTCTATTTTTAATTCTATTAATGATTCCCATGGCTAGATTGTGAACTTTAGCTGGTATTCTATGTGACTGTATCAATGGAAGCATTTGTCCTTCTTGTGCAATAAATGAATCTACATCAGACCCAGCCCATCTAAAGATAGCTTGATCATCATCACCTGCAATAAATGAATCGGTAGTTTTATTCCAAATACTTTTAGCCATATCCCATTGCATTAATGATAAATCTTGTGCTTCATCTATGAATACTACGTCAAATTTAGGAGACTTATCTGACTTAATAAAATCTAATATCATGTCATTAAAGTCTATTAGACTATTTTCTTTTTTATATTTTTCTAATTCTGTAGCAATTGTAATAACTTTATTTCTTTCTAAGTCACTGTTATGTTCTCCTGCATCATATAGTTTTTCAGGAGCAATATTTCTTAGTTTAGCTAGATTTATTAATCTTAAATACTCACTATCTGTGGTAAAAAAACCATTGTGGTCATCTTCATATTTAGCATAACCTATATCTTCTTTAACTCTTTTACCAAAATCTACGTAGTGTCTGCGCTGCATTACGTCTTCTTTTTTAATACCTAGTCTTCTAAATGCTAATGAATGTAGTGTTCTAAAATAAGGAAGATCATCCTCAGTTAAATTAAATTTTTTTATTGCTTCATCTCTTGCATGGTACGCAGCTTTTTGTGTAAACGCAAAGTATCCAACTTTATCAGGATCAGTTTCTTTTAAATAATCATCTACCTTATTTAATAATGTAGTTGTCTTCCCAGTTCCAGGTGGTCCTAATACTATTGTTTTCATTAAAAAGGTGCTTCCTCTTTATATTTAATATTCTTTTTAGTCTCTTGTTTTTTGTCAAATTCTTTTACAGCAAAAACTCTAATCTTTTCTTTGCTAACTCTTTTATTTTCACAGCTACATTTTTCTTTTAACATCTGTCCTGTTCTTGAATAACCAAGATCCCATCTTCTACGCATTAAGAATTGATGGTAGAATCTATCAAATACAAAATGATGGTAACCTTCTGAATTCCAAACACCTCCTTTAGGTAAATCTAAAGGATTATCTAATTGAGTTCTGTTCAAACAATATTCTTCTAAATGATTATTTAACTGGTCGTCTGTTTTCATACCAGCTGCTGGTTCAGTAACTTCGGCATTGTTTAATAATTGATTTGTAATTAATACCCAATCTTTTTCTTTTAATGTTGGTGGTCTAAATCTTAATTGTTTCATACACGCCTCTTGAAATAAACTTTGTTGTCTTAGGTATTTTACATTTTCTAAGTATAATCTTTCTCCGTCTACATTTAGATAGTAGTAAGGATCCTCCAGATCAATAACCTGGAGGTCGGTTAGCCCAGGAAACATTATATCCTGACCTATACCAAACTTTCTTTTTCGACATAAACTTTTGTCACACATACTACACATAGGTTCGTCATTACATTTATATCCCCACTCTTTTTTTTCATGTTGTTTTTCTATTATTTGAACTTCCGAATCGGATAAAGGTTGCACCATTGCAGTTGCATTAAATAAAGTAATTTTTGATTTCCAATTGCTAGGCCATTTTTGTTTTGCATACACTCCGTAATGAAACAATGCATTATTTCTACCACCTTCTCCAATTTTATTTGCCGCTAAAGTTTCAATACATGGAGGAGCATCGCTATATTCTGATTCAGGTCTTTTAATTTCTATTTCTTGTATTTGTTTTAAATTTTGAACACATCTTTCATACAAACCATAAAAACCTTTAAGACTAGCTGCACTTCCGTTTTCAAGAAACGCATATCTTGTTGTATCATCACCATTAAAGTATGGTAAATTTAAAAAATTTCCTGTATCATCTTTCGATTTTAATTCTGTTTGTTTTGGAAATACCTCAGATCCACCATAACCTAATATAGCTTTTATCTGATTTAATTTATCTCTCATTAATTTTGCTTCAATATATTCAGAAGTAAATAAGAATACATGTGCTCCACCACTCTTCGATCTAAATACTATTAGTGGTAATTTTAAATTTTTAATTTTGTTAATTAATTTTATATGATCAAATCCTGCATAAGAGTCTATATCTATACAACCCCATTTACAGTTATTGTCATCATTGATTGGAATTACACCAAGACTATCTATGCCCTTTAAATGATTGTTCCACAGTTGATCTGTGACAGGTTCTCGTTTAACAAAGGATTGACCCTTAACTTTTTCACCGTTGCCATTTGAAGTTCCTAATTTAGTGACACCATGAGCACGTTCTAATCCTTTAAATATATTTTTAAAATTTTCTACCGACATAAAATTTTTTAGCGTGGGCGGTTTCCACTCTCGCTTTACCGCCCACTACCTAGGATTAGTATGGAGTACTAGAATTTTCTTCAGATCCATGCTTAGCTTGAACTTCGCCTTTGCCTACTCTTTCAGCAAAACCTTTAGCTATGTCATAGATTGATTTATCTGATACAGGACCAACTTTTGTTACATCCCATCCAAACCATGTTCCTTTGTCATTAGACATTTGAACAGTCTTTAGATTATAAATGTGGCTGTATGTTGGCGGAGTAAATAATCCGTTTTTGCCCTGCATTTTAATTCCCATCATCATTGAATTCCATTTTCTACTAACTTTTAGTTGAGTAGCTTTCATAGAAATCAAAGCTGTAGTTGGACTCTTACCTAACAATATCACAAAGTGATTTGCAGTGTTCTCAAGATAATTACCATTTGGTAATCTATCTTTAAAAGATTTATCCCTAGTCGTTTGACTAACGATATCACTGTCGGCTTCGTGAATTGCTACTGGCGCACCAGTGCTAGTTCCACGATCTTGCCACTCAATATATTGTCTCTTGTAAAACACGGGAAGTACATCCACTGCATCATACAATTCATTGGTAACAGTATTAATTATCTTGCCGGGCTCTGCACCTTCGACATATTTTCCATGAGTTTTATTTACCTCAGGAGATAATTGTCCCAAAACTTTTAAGAATGGTAACGCAAGATCTTCTTGCGAAATGTTTTGAGCACCTTTATTAGCATCAGCTTCAAATAGATTTGTTGCTAATGCTCCTTCTTTTTTCATTGCTACTTGGTTCATGTTTATTTGTTCCTTTTTATTGTAGTCTTATTTCCAATGAATACATTGAAAATTTCCGTTGGCATTTCTTTACCTGCCTCAATACGCTCACGGACTAACGCTTTGAGAGTCATGGGTTCAACCTTCAACTTTTGTGTTGGTTGAAACCCACGCTCTTCTGCAAGAGCAGCATAATCAGCTGCCTTGTTATCTTCGTTGCGACCAAAAGATACGGATATCTCGTTTTTGATTATATCTCCTAGTCCATTACTACGAAGCCAGTTAAAAGCCGATTCTTTATTAGCTATAGAAATATTAGCACTATAATACGGCTTAACATCTACCGAAGACCCATCCATAAGTTTAAGATGAGATAAACCCATCTCAGACATCATAGTTGGAATAACTTCTCCCGATAAATGTTCTAAATTTTTTTTCTTTTGTTTTAATTGTTCCTCTACAAAGTTCACTTCTTTTTGTAAAGTTTCTAGTCTTTCAACTTGATCTGCAAGAGATTGAATATTATCAGTTTTCTTCATTGCATCTTGTTGATCTGCCTCAAAGTCGGGCATCTTTATTACTTGTTTAACGCTCATTCATTTTTCCTTTCTCATGTAAGTTAATTTCAATAGGATAATATTTTCTTTCTTGTCTATCCCATTTTAAAAGTTTGTATTTACCATTTGTCATTTCAGAAGCTAAAGAACATGCAACCCCTATGATTGCTGGATCACCTGTTAATAACAAATAATCATTTTCAGTAAAATCTTTTAATGCTTGTCTTAATTTATAAATTAAAGGACCAGGAGAAAAAATTATTTGAGATAGTTCCGGTAATAAAAATTTAAAAGTACCATAAGTCGCAGCACCCATAATATTTATTTTAGGTTTACCTTCTTTAGTTCCTGGTATTTCTTGAACAACATACACAATTGGTAAATTATTTTCTTTCATGCTTGACAATATAGAGATTCAACATTATATTGTCAAGTAGAAAGTAAAAATGAATTACAAATTTAAAACAAAACCATACAAGCATCAATTGACTGCCTTAGAAAAGTCATGGAATAGGGAAACGTACGCCTATTTTATGGAAATGGGTACAGGTAAAACTAAGGTATTAAT